GCAGCAAGAGGCGAACCTCTTAATGCAACTTGATGAAGTCCGTGTACTGATTCAGGCCTACGAGAATACAATCAACAAAGATGACAAAGGAGTCGGCTGATTCAGTTATCACCTCTTGGTCTTTAACGGGAGCAGGACTCCTTGTCGGGTACGTTCATCAGGTATTGGGCTTGGCGGTGCTTTTGGCATCGCTTGCCTACACCTTGTGGAAGTGGCGCAGAGATTGGCTAAAGGAAAAAAACAATGTTGATTGAGCGTATTTGGAAAGACCCAAAGACAACAGTATTAGGCCTGCTTATAGTGGGCCTTTGCTTTGTCTTGGTGTTTTTTGAGAAAGCTACCCTGACGGAGGTATCGGCATTCCTGATGGGTGCCTTCGCCCTGTTGTTCCTTAAAGATCCTAAAGATGGCAAAGAGTCCGGTAGCAAGTAGTCATGTGAGCAAAAGCAAGAAGCGCAGAAAGCATAGCAAGAGCGCATCGAGCAACAAGCGGAGCAAGAATTACAAAAAGCCCTACGCAGGTCAGGGCCGTTAAATTTTGTAGGCTAATTCGGATTGTGTCCGAATAAAGGAACAAATCGTATCACTTTTGTGCAGTATAATGCACGTTACGCATAATACTTGATCCGTAATATCGCAGATCGCAATCCGCAATATTTGCATGAAATTTGACAAAAACTCATTCAATGACCAAGAACTTTACGCTCGCTGAACTGACCAAAACGAATACAGGCCTTCCTAATGCTTTACCGAAGCATCTGGAGGGCAACCTTCGTGCGTTGGCAGAAAACGTCTTACAACCTGCTCGTGACAGTTTAGGGTCAATAAAAGTCACGAGTGCGTATCGTTCACCTGCGGTAAACAAAGCCGTAGGCGGAAGCAAGACCTCGCAGCACGTCCAAGCGCAAGCGGCAGATTTGAAGTTTCACGGAGGCAATGGGGTATTGTTCCGGTGGATCGTGGAGAATGTGGAATACGATCAGATCATCTGGGAATTTGGAGATGAGGAACACCCGGCATGGGTTCATGTTAGTTACGTAGCGGGCAAGAACCGAATGCAGAAACTGAAAGCAGTAAAACGAAATGGCAGAACCAAGTACCTTGAATTTTGATGACTGGCTTAATGAATTGGAAAAACAAGAGACTCCAGAGGTCTGCAATGTGGATGATCCTACTTGCGACTCTTGCGGTAGTTAATTCGTGCAGTACTGCGAAACCCATCCTCGACTCTGTGATTGTCAGGGACACGCTCGTTGTAACGGAAACAAAGTACCTGATCGACACGCTGGAGGTAATGAAGGACACGACCATCTATCAGGACAAGGTACGAGTCCAACTTCAGTACGTAGACCGCAAGGTCGTGGTCGAGGCGGTCTGTGAGCCGGATACCATCCGGATAACCCAAACGAAGATCCTGACAAAACAGGAGCCAAAGACCAACAAGTGGACTCTTGAGAGCTACATCGGCATGTTGGCTTTCATCCTGACATTTGCCTACCTGATCAAACGCTGGGTAGACAAGTTGACGGAATAAGGCCGTAGATGGCATTTATATTCGATTACATATACTTTCTGCCTAAAGTGGGGTGAGTATATGGTTGAGCATATAAAAGCCCCGCAAATCGAAGATTTTGCTAATTGGTCAACTTATAGCTTTACTACTTAACTTAATAATTAAACTTATAAGTTGACTTACTTAACTACTTAAGTTAACTAACTTATAAAAAAGTAAAAAAACTTTACATAGTCAAATACCTGTGTAAAGATTTTACAAAAAACTTTCTATGAGCGACTACTTTTTCATTTACTGGGATGATTTACCTTTGAGCAAACCATCAGAAAATGAGAAAGACCCCAAAGTATTACCTCGGGAAGTACAAACAGATCGAGGCTCTGGACGTGGTGCTTGACTTTCAGGAATCAAACTACAATCTGGGAACGGCACTAACCTACATCATGCGAGCTGGCAAGAAGCCAAACAACCCGATGAGTCAGGACATCATGAAGGCAATCGTGCATCTTCAGGCAGAGTACGAGCATCAAGTCCGGAAAGAGGCAAACAAACCGGAGGTAGTGTATGTACCCACACCCTAACTCCAAGACCTACCATGTGGTGGTGGGTAAGGTGCCGAGTCTAAACCAATTCTATGCTTCGAAGCATTGGACGTATCGGAGTACGGCAAAGAATAAGCACTGCAATGAGGTGTTGCAGCAGTTGCAAGAGTTGGATTGTGTACCCATTCAGCACGTCTACATCCGGTGCAAGGTGAATTACAAGTACGACATTGACAATTCGATCATGGCAGTAAAGTTTGCCCTTGATGCGTTCCGGAAGTGGGGAGGGGTAAAGGATGACTCGAGGGCGTATGTCCGCAAGTTGACGATGGAGCATGATCCAGAGATTCACCCGAATACGGCAGAGATTTACTTCACGGGCTTGGTGGTTTAGATCTGGTTTAGTATTTTTGAAGAGTTAAAAAACCAATCATCATGACACTATCGCTATCACAGGATACTTATTCCCAAACAATCATTGCTCAAGGTGCCCAGATCAAAGCTCTTCAGGAGCGAGTTCAGGAGCTGGAGGCTAAACTCGAAGTGCTGCAACGTAGCGTAGATACTTCTCTCTTTATTTAATTTCTAAAACCAATCAACAATGGCTAAAATTATTTCAATCACCCCGAAGGGTCAATGGCAGGAGTTCTACAAGTTAGAGATCCGTTTTGACAATGGAGACTTTGGTACTGCATTTGCTAAATCACCTACCCCGTCTTACGGAGTAGGAGATGAGGTAGAGTACTCAAAGAATGAGAAGGGCACAATCAAGATCCAACGACCTAACGGATTTGGTGGAGGTTCTGGAGGCAGCTTTGCCACCGCTTCGAAATCGGCAGGCGATGACCGCTCCGCCTCCATCATCCGTCAGGTTGCTCTGAAAGCAGCAGTCGAATATGCATGCGCTGCTAAACACGATGTGCCTACCATTCTGGAGAATGCAGAGGCGTTTAACCGGTGGATGCTCGGCCAATCAGAGGCTCCGGTTTCGCATGTAGACCATTTCGCAAACCGCAACGATAGTCCGTTCTGATTGGTTTCTTCGGACGTTGCGTAAAGGCCCCACTTCGGTGGGGCTTTTTTATTCCCGAAGGCCTGTATATATTCGTGCTACCAATCAGAAATAAATGAAACACCCAGACTTATTACCAAGAGAGGAATCTCTACCCTACCTGCAAAGAGCATTAAAGGGAAAATACTTTGACACCGGGAAACTTGGGATCGAAGAGATCGACCAATACCTTCGGTTCAAGGACGGAGAGTTTGTAGTCGTAACAGGGCATGCCAATGTGGGGAAGACCCACACGCTGGTTTACTTGATGTTGCTACAAAGTATAAACTTCGGAAAGAAATGGCTGATCTACTCATCAGAGAACGAGGTCGCATCCCTGAAGCGAAAGCTGATTGAGTTTATGATCTGCAAGCCAATCCAAGCGATCACGGAACTCCAGATGCATACCAAATTAGATTGGATCGATGAGCATTTTCAGTTCATTGACGGCAACAGGCTATTTAATGCCTTCGCTCTTCTGGAGACCATGGATAGCATCAAACAGGAATGGGACTACACGGGAGCATTGATTGATCCGTATAACTCACTCACCACGGATCAGAAGAAACTCGGAAAGACAGGGATGCACGAATACCACTACGAGGTGGCAAGTGCCATCCGGGTCTTTGCCCACAAGAATCAGGTTACCACAATAGTCAACACCCACCCTGTTACTGAGGCGATGCGGAAGGTGCATCATGGGAACCATCCGTACGCAGGGATGCCCATGCCCCCGATGACCTCGGATATTGAAGGAGGCGGAAAGTGGGGAAACAGGGCTGATGCCGTAGTAATTATACACCGGTACGCCCAACATCCGGAGGATTGGGTTTACACACATATTCATGTGCGTAAGGTCAAAGAGATGGAAACAGGGGGCCGTGTTACTCCTCTGGAGCAGCCCATCACCATGCGGTCGATTGTGGGGAATGTTGGTTTCTCGATCAACAATCGTAATTTGCTACAGCAATCAGAACCAATTACCTATACCAATGAGCCATTTTGATGAGTCGCATGACATGTATATCAGGGAGAAGCAATTGCTCCTTGCTGGTACGGCTATCTGGATCGCCAAGATGGCATCGGAACAGAGCAAGAATCGAGAGATTCAGGATGACCTGCTCGCCCACATGTACAACTGCCACTATGCCGATCTGCTCTTGCAGCAGTATATCGACTATCGAGAGTATACGAACATGGTGGTGAACAAAGTCCGGTTAAAGAATGCCAAGCTCCGGGTGGAGAACGAAGAGATGATTCAGGAGGTCAAACGCCTGCAAGGAATAATCGAGGACAACCTGTGAAACAGATATTCTCGCCATTCCAGAAGTACGAGTGCTTTCAAGTGGATGGAGTTGACTACATCTGCTTGGACTATCAGATCATCCAAGACTCGGAAGACAAACTTGTGGAGTGGTGTTCGTGGTTTAAGTTCAAGAGACTATCAGATCACAAGCACTACCTACTACCAATTACCAAAATTTTAGAAACCAAAAATGAGGGCAGAGCAAAACTCTGCAAATGCAAATGAAAACAGCAATGCAAGAAATGTTGGAATGGGTTAGAACAACCCTGCCAATGGATTTAGAAACACCAATGCTCATTGAGAAGAAAATTGAATCTTTACTTCAGAAAGAGAAGGAGCAGATGATTGAATTTGCAAGGAATATAATTATAGATGCCGTTTGTAGCGTTGAAGGTTATGTTACGACTGAAAAAGATATTGAAGAATACTACAACGAAACCTACAACAAGCAATGAGAGCATTTGAAGTTCAAAGAATCAAACAAGCCAAGAATCTGTACTACGCAACTCTGGGCATGAAGGAGAAAGATGATAGGAGCAGAAACCAAGCTCTTGCTCGTTCTGCTTTCCTCAATGCCTTCAGGCCTTATGCCACTCTGGAGGAGATGGGTAAGATCCTGTGCCGAGACCATAGCACGATGACCTATGCCCTGAAAGAGCATAACTATCGGCTGAACCATGATGACTATCGGCACATGTACAATATCGCCTGCATGGTCAGGGACAAGACCGACCTTGACCCTATGGAGGTTTATGACATCCACGGATTGCAGGATGAGATAAAAAGACTCAACGAGATTATTACCGAGTTAATTCAGTACAAGGAAATATACTTGAAACTGAAAACAACATTCGATGAGTTTTAACGTAACTTTATGGCCTATCTATGGTCTGCTGCTCGGAGTTAACTATGCCACCACCACTATTCTCGAAGAGGACTGCACGGAGCATGAGCTGCAAATCGCTCTCTTTATTATTATTCTGGAGATCAGTTGGGAATCTTAACAATCCTCGCAAATAGGCATACGGACTGGATCCGGATGGCAAAAAGTTTTGGCGCAAGCCAAGAACTTGCGGAGGATTTAGTGCAGGAGATGTACGTGAGGTTGCACAAATATGTGGATGACCCACAGAAGATCATGTACTCGGAGACAGAGGTAAACACGTTCTTTGTCTACGTCAGTTTGAGGAATATGTACAACTCACTAATGAAGGCTAAGAGCCGCTTTGAGTTTGTGGACGTATCTACTCTGGAGGACCAATTGATCTTCGAAGAGGTCAACGAAGAGGCCGAGGTGAACATGATGCAGTTATACGAAGAGATCTGGGAGACCACGGATGACTGGCATTGGTATGACAAAAAGATCTTTGCCCTGTATCACAATACGGACATGAGCATCCGGACGTTGGCCGGAGAAACTAAAATATCAGCACGTTCAATTTTCAACACTTTAAAAAATGCAAGAGAACGAATCAAAGATGAGTGCAGAGATGCCTACGAAGCGTGGAAGGAAGCCAAAGAAGAGTGAGGGGCTGGGAGACACGATCGAGAAAATTACTACCGCCACAGGAATCAAAGCTGCGGTTGACTGGTTCAGCGAAGCAACAGGCGTGGATTGCGGATGCGATGCCCGAAAGGAGAAGCTAAACCAGATCTGGAGATACCGGAAGCCGGAGTGCTTAACACAACCGGAGTACGAGTTTATCGGAAAGATGAAGGGACGGAATGTAGTTACTGCTTTTGAACAGGTGGAACTGAATAAGATCTACAATCGGGTATTCCGGGACAATGTTCAGGGAACGAACTGCGGGTCTTGTTTGAGAGGCCGTCTTCAGGAATTGGAAACCCTTTACAACGCTTATGAAGTATAGTGCAAGGAAGTTCGTGCAGGAGTCCTATGATCGCAATGATGAATGGGGCAAGAGCATCGTGCTTCGTTGGCTATCAACATACAAGGATAAATTCAAGGTAATCCAGAAGGAAGGAGAGGATTACGGGGTTGACATACAGGTTACCCATGGGAAGAACATCATCAGCTTCGAGGTAGAGGTAAAACACGGATACCCGTTTACAAGTGCCGATACGTTTCCCTTTGGCTCGGTTAGTTTTTTAGGACGCAAGCGCAAGTTCGGGAAGTTCTGGTACGTGGTGGTTTGTGCGGAAACGGAAGCCATTTGCCTCTGCCATAGCGATGAGATCTATCAGGAGAAGTACAGGCAGATCAAAACGATAGCAACATCCGAACGTAATGGGCTGGATGAGTTCTACCGAGTACCAAAAGAAAAATGCAGTTTTTATGCCGATACCAAAACCAAGAAGTGAAGAGAAGCAATCGGACTTTGTGTTCCGGTGTGCTGCAGAGATAGGGGATGAATACCCCAGAGATCAAGCGATAGCGATCTGCTATCAGGCGTGGCGAGATAAGGAATAGGTCAAAGTATCTCAATTTTTAGGAAACCTGACTGACGTACAGGCATTTAGCTTGTGGCGTCCGGTCGGGCTTTTTAGTTTTGGGTATGTTTAAAAAGAAACCAATCAAAATGAAAGCATACTCAATCACCCAGATCACCTACCAAATTGTGGTAGAACAGAATGCTAATATCAGCACGGAGACCATGACCTTCGAACGTCTATTTTTGAATAACATCGAAGAGGGTTACGACTTCGAATTTGTCTACGCTCTGGCTGACATTGCAGAAGATGTTATGAAGTTAAGTGCCGGAGAGAGCATGTACTTCAAGCCCAACCGAGACGAGCCGTCAAAAGGAATCATCGCACGAATCAAATAATTTTTAAAAACCAATCACCATGTTCAACAAGTACAAATGGATCGAGGAACAAGAGCAAATGCTCCGTGAGTACATCCTCGAATCAATCAAGAACGACAATTCAGTAGATGCCGGAGATCTTGCCGAGCAACTGAATAATGACATCGAGAATGATGTGATCTACTACAATGATTGCTGGGAGATCTGCAAAGGGATTGCTCCAAACTCCGAATGGGATAAGATGGAACTCGGACCGATCACCAGCATTCGTGAACTTGCTTTTGCTACCCTGTATGAGTTCGCTTACGAAAACATCAATCTGGACAAACTTCTTGAAGAAACCTACAAAGAGATCGAAGATGCAAAGTTTTAAGGTACTCCTTGCAAAGACTGCTGCTTCAATAGCAGTCCTTGCTTTCTTTTTTCTCGTTTCTTTTATCGCCACTTTTCTCGGCAAACTAATCGACTCCCTGTTATGATCTTCACCAACGATGACTTGATGTACTACCTTGAGGAAACCAACTCGTTGCCAAAGGAGTACTTCAAACTTGAAACCGATACAGAAGCTCATGCCTACCTTGCCAATTGGCTTGGCTACGAAAGCATTGATGACTACGAGCGTTTTGAATTAGACGTTGAGTTGCGTACTGACCGAGGAACTTGGGAGCGTTATGCTACTACCTCTGTCCAGAACACCCCGCCTAAATTGGCAAATGACATTTACAATAACTTTATTAACTACTGCGTAGATCACGCTAACTGGATGTAACATGGAAAACACAACAAACGTATCTGGAGAACTTATTGACACATTAAGCTGGGCTCCAGACAAGGACAATCACTCATTCATGATGGTATTCCGGTCATGGTTGAGCAATAATGAAGGGACTACTGACCTGTTCTTGGATGTGCCGTACCATCAGGACTTTTACGAGATATTTAGGGAATACTGCGATAATTATGAAGAACACATGCTCGAGAAATTTAAAAAGAAATGAGCTAAATGGCTGACTTGCAAGGGTCGGCCTTTTTTATTATCTTTAATGAAACCAATCAGAAAATGAAACCAAAAACCCCTTTTACCGTATTCTTTGAGCTGCATCCGGAATTTCCAGATGCCACCAAAGAGGCATTTCTACGCATCGAGCGTAATGCTATTGAGACTGCTTTCTATTTAGGGAAACTTCAGAGCGACTCCGGTAAGTCAGAACAACAATACTTCGAAGGATTTTATGAAAATAATTGAACTACTTGACGGAACGACTTGGGATCTGGACACCCTGAAGACCAAGATGCATGATGATGAGTTTTACTATGGGAACTTGTCAAAGAATGCTTTAAGCTCTACTGCTTGTAAATTATTACTTACCTCACCGAAGACCTACCATTACGTTACCAAGTATGGCAGTCAGGATTCAGATGCTTTTGCGGTAGGTCGGTTGACTCACCTCATGGCGTTGGAACCTCATCGGGTAGAAGAGTACGAGGTGATTGAAGTCCAGAGCAAAAATGCCAAAGCATGGCAGGAAGCAAAAGGCAAGAGGAATATCTGCACCCGGAAGGAGTATGATGAAGCACAGAGAGTGGCTGATGCCCTTTTGAGGAACGAGCATGTTCTGGATCTTATTCAGGGATGCGACTTTGAGCAACCTGCTATCGGTATGATCGGAGGGTTGCCATTCCGGGCAAAGGCAGACATCATTGCTGATGGCTTTTTGGCGGATCTGAAAACCACTACGGATCTTCGGGCATTCCCATATTCGGCAAAGAAATATGGATACGATGTGCAGGCGTTCATCTACACCCGATTATTCGGTGTGCCGATTGATCGTTTTTACTTTATCGCCATTGACAAGGCGAGTTTAGATGTGGGGATCTATTCGGTCAGTCCGGAGTTCATTCAGGAGGGAGAGCGCAAGACAATGGAGGCAATTGAAACCTACAAGCAGTTCTTCATCTTGGGTGAGGACTTGGACTCGTACACGATCTTCGGGGAGTTGTAACGCCAACAACGGAAGTGAAAACCCGCCAAAAGCGGAAATGAAATAGAGTTTTGGCAAAATATAAACATTCAAAAAAATGCCAATAAATTAGAATAGTGGCACTTTTTGGAATCATAAAAACCAACGAGAAATGAAAACACCAATGCAAGAGTTGATTGATAAACTCAACAATGTAAAGCCAACAGAGTTCTGTTCTATTGAAACAATCAAAAGATGGGCAGAGTCACTACTTGAGAAAGAGAAGGAGCAGATGATTGATTGGTATGCTACTGGGCAGGCAGATACAGTAAATATGTATGAGCAACACCTCAACAAAAACTCTAACACCAAAGAGGAATGAAAGCAATCTTAATAGACGAACTATTAAAAGATGATTCAGTTCAAGAATCAGTATGTGTAGTGGTTGACGGTAATAAATTGGAGGGATGGATGATTGCTAAACCTCTCAATTACGATAAGGAATACACTACACTTAAGGAAAGATTTGCAATGGCAAAGAAAGTATTGTTTGGAAAAGCAATAGCTGTACAGTTCTTTTCTGACTTAACAGAGCAAGAAAAAATTAAATACGTAAAAACTAAACTTTAACACCAACGAGAAATGAAAGCAAGACTTGAATACAACCTACCCGAAGAACGACCCGAGTTTGAGCTGGCGGTAAACGGAGCAAAGATGCAATTAGTACTCTGGGAGATGGACCAATGGCTAAGAGTACAATACAAGTATATGCCAGACAACGAATACTCTAAAGACAAATATGAGACCTACGAGAAATGCAGAGACAAACTTCGTGATCTTATGCTTGAGAACGGGGTCGACATAAATTCTTAAAACCAAGCAAAGATGCGAGAACAATTTATGCGGATCGCTATGGCACGTTTGCGTAGCACCTATCTGTTCAAGCCCCAACGTAGGGCAGTAGCTGCAAAGATGTGGGTGCAGTATCTGGAGAGGCATGCCATGAATGAATGGATGCGGACAGAGCAAGAGATCGCCCATGCAGGATACCATACCCCCTGTTCAAACCATCAGCGAGACCTTGAATGGGAAATGCGGGAAGAGGAACTAAACAAGAGGATGGACATCATCGGTCAGAACGGCAATACAGGGGAACACTATGAGTAGGCCACTCGTTCTGGCGTTTCACAAGCAGAACTCCGGTGTTACATACCATCGGGTATTTGCTCCCCTGATCTGCCATCAAGAGGCGGACGTTTACTTCATCGAGAAGATTACAGATGTAGAGCCATCCATCTGGGAAAAGGTTACCCACATATTTGCAAGCCGTGCTTTTCCGGTAGAGCCATTTGAGGACTTTGTAAAGTTGTGCCGGAAGGAGGGAATCAAACTAATAGTGGACCAAGACGACTGGTGGGTATTGCCCCCAAACCATCCACTCAAAGGATTCTTTGCGGATCAGATGAAGACAAGGATCATTCGCTCCATGAAGGCGGCTGATGAGGTCTGGGTAACCAACAAGCACCTTGCATCAAAGGTCAGGAAATACAATAGCAATATTCGGATTGTGCCTAATGCTATTAGCGTACCCACTTGGCAAATCAACAGAGAGCCGTCTGACAAAGTGCGGTTCGGGTATATTGGGGGGAACCATCACCAAGCGGATGTAAAGGCATCAGGAATCGATCTAACGGGCTACGAGGCCTATGTTGCTGATGTGGATGGCTACCCCCAGATGATGAAAGCAGCATACACGCTCAAAACGTTCCCACCGAACTCATACCATCGCCTGTATGACTTCTTTGACGTTAGTTTGGTTCCGTTGGTCGGATCAGAGTTTGCCAAGTGCAAATCGCATCTAAAGATGCTTGAGGCGGGCTTTAGCAAATGTGCCCTGATCGTGAGTAACACTCACCCTTATACTCCGTACATCACCAAAGAGAATTGCATCGCCATCAACCATCCGTCAGAATGGGCAGTAGCGATCAAGAGATTAAACGATAACCCTAACCAAGTCCATGACATAGCAGAATCGCTATATGAGTTCGTACAAGACTTCACGATGGACAAAATCAACCAACTGAGATGCTTTACATTGTAACCCCTTGCTCCCGACCGGAGAACCTGAAGAGAATCCGGCAGTACATTCCACCGTGGGCAACGTGGGTGGTGATGATGGACGCAAATTGCGACTTCAAGGAAGCAACAGGCGCATCGGTAACTCACTACTCCCAGAACTCCGGATTCTGGGGACACCCACTCCGCAATGAGTTCCTTGACCTGTACCAAGATCAGTTCACGGAGAACGATTGGGTTTACTATCTGGATGATGACAACATCCTGCATCCAAAGTTCTACGAGCAATGGGATTCCCTGAACTCGCTTGACTCAAGCATCGTTACATGGGGACAGGAGGGGAGGTTACGTCCAACGACTGACCCGAAGGTCGGAAACATCGACACGGCATGCTTTATGTTTAGACCCTATCACCTACCAACCTTGAGGTTTCAAAGCAGTTACGAGGCAGACGGGTTATTTGCTCAAGCGGCTGCTCTTCGGGGGACTCTTATCTGTGTGGACGCCTACCTTTGCTATTACAACGCTTTACGATGAAAAGATACCAAGACATTGAGGGATGGTTTAACCACCAAGCAGCATACGACTTCTTGATTAAGCAAGTTCCGGAAGGTGGCTCTTTTGTAGAACTCGGAGCATGGCTGGGCAAATCATCTGCCTATTTATGTGATAATTCCCACGAAATAAATGTCACAATTGTGGATTCGTTCAAGGGTACGGCAGAGTACATTGACTCGTACTACAAACTTGCCAAGACCAAAGACATATACAAATTGTTTCTGGAGAACATGGGCGAGAGAAAGTTCAAGGCCATCAAAGCAACATCCAAAACGGCAGCAAAGAAGTTCGCTGACGGCTCTTTGGACGTTGTGTTTATTGACCTTGACCATTCATACGAAGCCGTAAAGGAGGACATCAAACTCTGGTTGCCGAAAGTCAAAAAGGGAGGGTACATAGCAGGAGATGACTACCATAAGAATTGGAAGGGAGTGATCCGGGCGGTAGATGAGCTATTACCGCATGCTACCTTCATTGATGACTGCTGGCTTTTCCAGAAATGAGAAAACACACAAAGGTCTACCTTCGGGCAATGGGCTATGATGTTACGGACTTCATACCCTGCGAGATCTGTCAGAGCAAGGCGGTGGACATTCACCACATTGATGCTCGAGGGATGGGAGGAAGTAAGACCAAGGATGTGATCGAAAACCTCATGGCTCTTTGCCGATCCTGCCATGAGGAATACGGAGACAAGGTTCAACATAAGGAATGGCTCAAGGAAACTCACTATCTTCGCTTAAACAAGAAGCAAAATGCAAAAGGTTAACATCAAGGACATTAAACCAAATCCTACCAACCCGAGGATCATCCGGGACGGGAAGTTCAAAAAGTTAGTGCAGAGCATCAAGGACTTTCCACAGATGCTGGATCTGCGACCTATCGTGGTAGATGAGAACTACATCGTTCTGGGAGGCAACATGCGATTGAAGGCTTGCATCGCTGCTGGTCTGGCGGAGGTGCCAATCCTGATCGCTGACCAACTGACAGAGCAACAGAAGGCAGAATTTATTATCAAAGACAACGTAGGGTTTGGCGAATGGGATTGGGAAGCATTAGCGAACCAATGGGATGTAGAACTTCTTGCCGAATGGGGTATGGACGTACCCTACACAGAAGATGACATTCAGGAGATGACCAATCCGGTGAACGATGATAGCGAGAAGCCGTTTGCGGTAGAGCTGGACACGGAGTCGAACTACCTCGTGCTTAAATTCTCAACGGACATCGATTGGATTCAGGCAAAGACATTGTTCGGTCTGGAGAGCGTTGCTTCGAAGAGGGCTAACGGAAAACCGTGGTCTGTGGGCATCGGTCGTGTGTTGGATGGTGTGGAAGCAATAAAGCGCATACAAGGTGAAGGTTAAGTTTTACGCCCCATCGTATAAGAGACCGCAGAAGGCGATCACCCAACTGAACTACCCAAACGTTACGCTGGTAGTCCGGGAGTCAGAAGCAGAGGAATACCGAAAGAATGGCAACGACATTGTGGTCTGTCCAGAATCAGCGCAGGGAAACCTGTGCCGTGTGAGAAATTGGATCCTCGACAACCTATTTGATGATGCGGACTGCATTGTGATCCTTGACGATGATTGCTCATACATCGGGAGATGGGAGGAACAGGAGAAGATCAAGTTCAACCCACAGGAACTCGAAGAGTTTGCAGAATCATGTGCCGAGTTATGCTCGGACTTTGGATTCCACTTCTGGGGAGTGAACTGCGTTACCGACAAGGGAGCATACCGAGAGTACACGCCCTTTGGAACTCTGCAATACATCGGGGGACCTTTTCAGGCTCACCTCAAAACGAGCAGCATCCGGTATGATGAAAACCTACCTCTCAAAGAGGACTACGACATCTCTCTGGAACACATAAGAACCTACGGAGGATGCCTACGCATCAACTATGCCCACTATGAGGTAAAGCAGGCAGAGCAAGCAGGAGGCTGTGCAACATACCGAAATCTGAAGAGAGAGAAAGAGCAGTTTTTCCTGTTACAGAAGAAATGGGGAAAGGATGTAATAACACGGGACAAGGGGAGCAAAAGATCCTTTGACTTCAACCCGATAATCAAGGTACCCATCAAAGGAGTATGACAACGACTGACATTAAAAAAGGGCAGATGATTGAAGCCCTTGAGAAATCGCTCGGGATTGTAACTACGGCTACCAAGTCCGTGGGAATATCCAGAGAGACCCACTACCGATGGCTGAAAGAGGATCCGGAGTACAAAGAGAAAGTCGATAGCATCGGAGATATGGCTCTTGACTTTGCGGAGAGCCAATTGCACAAACAGATCAGGGAGGGCAATTCTACGGCTACGATATTTTTCCTGAAGACAAAGGGCAAGAATCGGGGATACATCGAAAGACAAGAAGTCCAGCAGACAACAGAAAACTTATTCAATGTCCGCATACTCGGAGATTCAAACGAATAAGGTATTTGCTCACCTCGAGAGATCAGAGAAACGAATCACGGTTGAGCAGGGGGGTACCCGTTCCGGGAAGACCTACAACATCCTGTTATGGATCATCTTCAGCTATTCGGTAAAGGAGAAGAGCAAGACAATCACCATTTGCCGCAAATCATTTCCATCACTCCGGGCATCTGTGATGCGGGACTTCTTCGACATCCTACGTCAGTATAACCTCTACCGAGAGGAACATCATAACAAGTCCAACTCAGAGTACTATCTGAATGGGAACTTGATTGAGTTCATCTCACTTGACCAGCCCCAGAAGATCAGAGGGCGAAAACGGAACCTGTTGTACATCAACGAGGCCAATGAACTCTTTTACGAGGATTGGCAGCAGTTGATATTCCGTACCGATGGCAAGGTGATCCTTGACTATAACCCGTCAGATGCGTTTCACTGGATCTACGACAAGGTGCTGACCCGTGAGGACTGCGAGTTCTATCAGACCACCTACAAGGACAATCCGTTTCTGGATGAAACAATTATACAGGAGATCGAACGACTGAAGGGAACGGATGATGACTATTGGCGGGTCTATGGTCTGGGAGAACGTGGCATGAGTCGTGCTACGATTTTTCAGTTTGGACTCCATGACATTCCGCAAGAGGCGAGTCTGCTATCGTACGGACTTGACTTCGGTTTTACGAATGACCCCAGCACATTGGTAGCAGTATACAAGTCCGGAGACAACCTTTATCTGGATGAGCTATTTTACCAAACAGGAATGACCAACCCAGATATTGCCAACCGGCTGAAGGATCTGGGGCTTGACCGGAGGTCCGAGATCTTTGCCGATAGCGCAGAACCGAAGAGCATCGAGGAATTGCACAGGATGGGGTGGAATGTAAAGCCGACCCAGAAGGGCAACGATTCGATCAACGTGGGCATTGATATGCTGAAGAGACATAGACTATTCATCACCCCACGAAGCAAGAATCTGGAAAAAGAATTGCAGAACTACAAGTGGGTCGAAGACAAGAACGGAAACCTGCTTAACAAGCCCATAGATGCGTTCAACCATGCGATTGATGCCGTCCGCTATGCGGCCTACAATAAGTTGAGCAGACCTAATTACGGCAGGTATGCCATACGTTAAATTCACAAGGTTATTTTATTAGATGGAACTCAAGGTAATTGTACCCACCACCCTATCAGAGATCACCCTCGAGCAGTACCAAAGGTTTGCTCGCCTTGAGGGGGATGAGGAATTTCTAACCCATAAGATGCTGGAGATCTTTTGCGGTGTGCCATTGGATCAGTTGCCCAAAGTCCGGTTTGCAAGTGTTGCGAATGTGATGAGGCACATCAACGCCATGCTATCAGAGCGTCCTGCGTTGAAGCAAGAGTTCACCATTGGAGAACAGACGTTTGGGTTCATACCCAACCTCGAAGAGATGACCTTTGGCGAGTACGTGGATCTGGACAATTACATGAGTGATGTACAGAATATGCACATGACTATGGCGGTCTTGTACCGGCCTATAATTGAACGTGCCCATAAGAGGTATGACATAGAGCCATACGAATCAGCACACAAATACTCGGACGTAATGAAGCAGGCACCTATGGACGTTGTGATGGGGGCTACGCTTTTTTTTTATCGTTTAGGAAACGACTTACTGACCGCTACTCTGAACTATTTGGAGAACCCCAAAACGAATACACACCAGAAGCGCAATTTGGAGCAAAGTGGGGATGGTACTCTTCATTCCATCAACTCGCTCAAGGGGATGTTACGAGATTTGAAAGAGTTGGAAAACTTGGAGTTCATGAGGCCTTCACATTTCTCGTTTTTGAAAAAGAACGATACGACATTGAGCGAAAGCAATTAGAAAAACTAAAGAAATGAGGCAGTTTTACGACATCACCAAAAAGCTCAAGGATGCCCTTGCAGCGCATAGCCAAGTTAATGTGGTTACGACCGGGGACATCTTTGATGTGGACTTAAACAAGCAGAGCATTTTCCCTTTGAGCCACATCATTGTGAACCAAGCAACATTCGATGGGCAAACAGTCCTGATGAACGTATCGCTCGTTTGCATGGATCTGGTGGATGAAACCAAAGAGGATCTGAGAGATCAGGCAGAGCCGTTTTATGGGATCAGCAACGAGCAGGATATTCTAAATACCCAACTTGCGGTGATTAACGATGTGGTTACGGAATTGCGGAGAGGAACGCTATACTCCGACCTCTACCAATTAGAAGGTCAGGCTACGGCAGTTCCGTTCACAGAGCGTTTTGAGAACCTTCTTGCTGGATGGACGGCTACGTTTGACGTAAGACTTGCCAATACCGAAATATCTATTTGCTAATGGCACGTGAGGACTTGGTACAGGGTGTTTTAGTCCGGTTTGCTAAATATGTTATTCAGCAAGCCCGCACCAACCTCACAAAGGGGAAACACAACTTTAGCAAGGAGTTGTACAATTCCCTTGACTATTCAATCTATGTAGACAAGGACAAATTCTCTCTGGTGTTCCGGATGGATGAGTACGGGCTTTATCAGGATGAGGGAGTAAAGGGTGCCGGTGGAACCAGAAAAACAACGAGTCAGTTCAACAGACGGAATAACAAGGGCAAGATCTGGAAACAGAAAGCACCGAATAGCCCTTTTAAGTTCAGGGATAAAAAGCCCCCTGTATCTGCATTCAAGCAATGGGCAACATCCAAAGGGTTAAACCCCTATGCAGTGAGAGAGGCAGTATACCGACAGGGTATTGCCCCTACAAAGTTTTTTAGCACCCCTTTTGCATTGGGTTTCAATAAGTTACCACCGGACATTCTAAAAGCATTGCAGATTACTGCTGAGGACATTAAAATATCAACGAAATGAGCGTACCTGTTTTATCTACACCGAGCAGTCTTGCGATGGCTCGTAGCCCGCAATTCATCACCGGAAAGAACAATGTCCTTGCCAACGACCGCTTAGATGAGATGACTTTGAATCTTGCTATCTACACGGGAGCCAAAGCAGCATCCGCAACCAACAACTACAACCTCGCAAAGGGCTACTCAATCAACGAGGTAATCAACTTTGAGGTGAGCGACTTGGTACGCTCGGAGTTTTACCATGACTTCAGCATTTGGAACGACATCGGCTACACTCAGAGTCCACAGGGCGAATGCCTATGGGTACGACCACAGGGGGATTGGACATACTCAAACAACGGGGCGGCAGCCACTACTTCGGTTTGGGGTTCGGGAACCACCTACGCATACATCACTACGGATGGATGGGCAGCGATGACAAACATCACACCCACTTCGGTAAGCCAAGCCGTTCTCGCAACATCCAGAGATCGCCAATGCCTACCGAGTAACTATGAGGTGCTTGCGATCAACAATAGCGTTGCAAATGATTTGGGTGAGATTGAGATTGCTTGGAACAATGGCGATGCTGATACATTCTACACAAGCGTATCAAGCACCACCCCACCTGACCCTACAAGCACCAACACGCAAGACCTAATAATCTACGCAGGCGTTGGTCCTGCCAACCTTCAGAACAACGCTTGGGTTGACAACCTCATCAAACCATCAAACCACGACATCGGGGATTATTACGATGTGATTCTAAAAGATACCGGAGGCGACACGATTGCATCAGTACGCTACTACCTCGTATGTGAGCCAAAGTACACGCCATACCAAATCGCATTCATCAACCGCTACGGAGTTGCCGACTTCATCACCTTCTTCAAGCGAAGCGATGAACGAGGCACGTTCACGCAGGACACCTACCAAAAGAGCATCTACAACGATGGCTTCACTACGCCATCTCTTGAGGTGGGTAAGTACAATTCCTTCAACGTAAACTCCAGAAACTCGCTAACGCTGAACACGGGCTTCGTGGATCAGGACTACGATGAAACCATCAAAGACATCCTCATGAGTGAGTACGTAGCAGTTCTGGATGGTAGCAATTGGGTTTCTGTCGTTCCGGATCGAGGAACTATCGAATACCAAAAGCACGTAAACCAGAAGCTGATCAATTACACGCTTACCTTCACCTACGGATTTGATGAGCGCAGTTTAGTACGATGAACAAGGTAGACATATACGTCAATGGTTTCCGGTTGGATCTGTTCGATGATGAAGAGATCAGCATCAACCTGTCGGTGCAGAATGTGCAGGACATCAGCAAGGTCTTCACAGACTTCACGCAGGGATTCACCGTGCCTGCAAGCCCCAGAAACAACGAGATACTTCAGCACTACTACAATTGGAATATCACGGGTTCAAAAGTTACGACTGAAACCGCAGGCAGTCCGGTCTGGAATAGCATCGGAATCAATTGGAACACGTGGACTACGGCTTGGAATGCGGGTGCATCAAGCACAAGCATAACCAATACGTTTGATGGCCGTTTACGCCAACCAGCAAGAATCGAGATCAACTCACTTCCGTTCCGGACAGGGGTGATTGAGATTGAGAACGTGCAGCTCAAAGGCACGGAGCCGTATGCCTACACGCTGACCTTCTATGGGGAGTTGGTAAACCTGACCGACCTGTTTGGTGATGACCACTTGTACGACCTTGACTTCAGCAAGTTTGACCACGAGTACACGGATGACGAGGTACGCATTCGCTTCATTGCAGATACCGACTTTGAGTTCTTTTATCCGTTGATGAGTCCTGTCAAGAATTGGTACTACAATTCAAGCGGAGCAGACACCAACGATAACAACATCGCTGACAATGCTTCGGGCGTTCACGGCATCCATTGGTACGAATTGAAGCCTGCAATCAAGGTCACGTCTGTGTTAGACGCTATGGAAGCGAAATACGGCATCACCTTTTCAGGGGACTTCTTGACATCCGTTCCGTTTGTTGACCTGTCGCTATGGTTACACCGAGCAGAAGGCTATCTATTTTCAAGCGGTAATGACATTGCTTGGACGTTAATTGACTTCACCCGCAACACGGGAAGCGGAACCGACTTCAACCTTGCTACCGAAACGTGGACAAGCCCTGCCGATAACGACTACCGATTTGTGGTAACAATGGGCAGTTGCACCGAGAACTACGAGCTTGGTATTTTCTTCAATGGTCAGTTGCAGGCATCGGCTCTTGTAAATTCCCACGTCACAAGCATCCAAAGAACCTTTGACCTGTATGTGCCTTTGGGTACTGATGTTCAACTTGCCATCCGCCCACAGGCAACCAATTCCATTACGTTCCTGCCAACTGATTATAGTTGCGACCAATTAGACCGAGAAACGAATCTACCTGTGGCAAACGAGTTCTCGGTTGACCGCACCACTTCGCAGACCATTAGCTTCAAATTGATTGTGTCTGACCTTATGCCTGAAATGCGGGTAACGGACTTTCTCTCTGGTATTATGAAGATGCACAACCTCGTATTGGTTCCGCAGAGCGATGGTAGTTTCTTGCTTCAGCCCTTGAGCGAATGGTATGCTGATGGCACAAATCAGAACTACCAAACGTACTTTGACATCACGGAGTATTCAGTAAACCGCCCGCCAATCTATCGTGAGATTGAGTTCAAATACCAACCCACCGAGCAGATACTTGGTTTCCAATATCAGCAGACCAACTCGGTAGGATTCGGTGACCTTAAAGCAACATTTATTTTTGATGCTGACAACTTCACCATTGACATTCCGTTTGAATGCCCCCTGTTTGAACGCTTAAGCGATTTAGCCGACCCCGATACGTTGACGGGTGTACTCGTGTACAAGAGCATCACAAGCGAGACGAACGAAGATGGCACGTTCAACCCATACTTGGGTGCGCCTGTATTGTTCTATGGGTACTTTGATACGGACTTCACGTTCTTTGATGAGCCAATTATGTGGGTGGATTCTGATGGAACGACCACACGGACAATTACCAATTGTTGGTATGCCAACGTATCAAACCGCTACGACCAAACGCTCTTTGAGGCTAATAGTATGTGCTTCGGTGCGAACATTGACCCCTACTTCTTGCAGGTGGTTAAGAATGGATTGTACTACAACTATTGGGCTGACTACATTGCAGGGCTTTACAACAAGAGCCGCAGGCTCGTACAGGTGGATGCGGTATTGCCACTTGGCAAGATTCTAACTCTGAACCTGCAAAACAAGGTCATTTGGAATAATAGCCGCTTCACGGTGAACTCGGTTGCGGTTAATATGACCACAGGCCGTTGCCGCTTTGAGTTGCTAAACGAAGACCAATCAACCACAACGGGAATCTACGCAACGCCATCAGAGCCGTTGTTCCCATCTGAAGTATCTTGAGTATGAAGCCAAGCTATTTAGGTTATTTAATCGAATTACTGCAGGCAAGCGAGTATCGTAATGCACCGGAGACAATTGAGATTGCAAAGGGCAAGTATGCTATTCCAAAGACATGGCAGGAGTTTCTAAAACGTAGACGATGGCCGTAGTTGAAAACATAAAGATTCAGGGAGATACTTCAGGGTTTCAGCAGCAGATTGATGCGCTAAACAAAAAGATCGAGGAACTTGAGAAAAAACTTGGCAGTACGCAAGATGCTACTGCTGATTTAGGTAAGGAGGCCAAAAAGACAGGTACTGCCATCAGCAAAACATTTAATGGGCTGAAAAAGGTAGTTACCGCACCTTTTGAACTTGCAAAGAAAGCAGCATCCGGATTGGGAACGCTACTAAAGGGCGGTCTTGGTCTGGGTTTAATTGTTGGTGCGGTAGACAAACTATCCGAATCATTTAATGCCAACCAAAAGGTAGTCGATGCCGTGAACAAGGTCATGACTACCCTGAGCATAATCTTCAACCAGATCACCGAAGCGATCTTCGGAGCAGTAGAAGAGCAGAGCAAACTAAATGGTGGCTTTGACGCAACGAAAAAGGTATTAGGCGGGCTTATTAGTGGCGTGCTTAACGTATTCGTTGGGATCATTCAGGGAATCAAACTTGCGGTGCAGGAGGTTCAGCTTGCATGGGAACAATCATTTTTTGGAGACAAGGATGCTACACGCATCAAGGAACTAAACAAGGAGATTGCAGTAACCCGTGAAGAGCTGAAAAAGACGGGAGAGAATCTGCTCGAATCCGGTAAGATGGTGGTAAACAATCTTGCGGAAGCAGCAAGTGAGGTAGCCAACACGGTGGTCGCAGTCGCTACAAAGGTTGCTAAGACGGTTCAGGAACTTGATGTAACAAAGGCCATCAATCAGGCCGAGCGTCTTGTGGAGTTGCAGAAGGCAGCGGCTCTTGCTGAGGTGCAACGGCAAAAAATACAATTAGAGTTCCAGAATACGCAAGAGCAATTGCGGCAGTTGCGTGATGATGAGCAAAACTCTATTGCAGAACGCCAGAAGGCGAATGCTGACCTTTTAGCATCCTTGCAGCAACAGGCAGAGTTAGAGCGTGAACAAATAAAGATCAAGGTAGCAGCAATCGCTGCGGAGTATGAGATCAACAAGACCAATGAGAACCTTGTAGCCCTGAAGCAGGCGCAGTTGGAACTCACGGACTTGGATGAGCGTTTACAGGGTCAAAAGTCAGAAGCGCTTGCCAATCAGAACTCCTTGCTAAAGGAGCAATTGGAGATTGACAAGGGTATTGCCGCAACAGACCAAGAGATCTTTGAGATCCAACAGAATGCTCAACTCGAACTTCTGGACAATGAGGTAGCCGTAGCTGAGAAGCAGATCGAGATTGCCGAAAACGTGTTCCAGAAAAAGAAAGCATTGCTGGAGGCCGAGATTGCAACATTTAAGGAGGGAACCGCCCAGAGAGCAGAAGCCGAAAATGCACTGAAGGTATTGGAGGCAGAGAATGCAGCAGGTCGTTTGCAGTTAGAGAAAAATCTGCAAGAGGCGAAACTTGCTACCATCAAAGGTGCATTGCAAGGTGTTGCTCAACTCGTTGGGGAAAACACGGTACTCGGAAAAGCCATCGCTTTGGCACAGGTAACGATTGACACCTACACAGGTGCTACTAAAGCCCTTGCTCAGGGTGGTATATTCGGTTACATCGGTGCGGCAGGTATCATCGCATCGGGTATTGCTAATGCACGTCAGATTACGGCAACGCAGGTACCTACGGAGGCATCCGGTGCAACAGGTGGGGGATCCACCATCACCAACACTTTAAGTCAGCCAGCGCAGCCTGCTCAATTCAACATTGTGGGACAATCTGGAATCAACCAACTTGCACAGACCATCGGCAGTCAGTTCAACCAACCTGTCAGAGCTTACGTAGTCGGTCAGGATGTAACCACCGCACAACAATTAGAACGCCAACGAGTAAAAACTGCAACATTCGGATGAAACTAATCGAACTAATACTTGACGAGTCGATGGCCCTCACGGGCATTGATGCTATTTCACTTGTAGAGCATCCTGCTATCGAAGAGGACTTTATCGCTCTAAATTCTCAACGGGTGGAGTTCGCTACGCAGAACGAAGAGAAGCGAATACTTATGGGTGCTGCTCTTGTTCCGAACAAGCCCATTTACCGAGTGGATGGGGAGAGCGAATTTTACGTTTACTTCAGCGAGGGGACTATCCGGAAAGCAAGCGAATTGTTTTTCCAGAAAGCGAAGCAGAATAATGCCACCTTGGAGCATGAGGTCGGAATCAATGGCCTCACGGTTGTAGAGTCGTGGATAATTGAGGATGAAACCCACGACAAGAGTCGCAAGTACGGGTTTGACCTTCCGGTCGGAACGTGGATGGTTTCCATGAAAGTAAACAACCCGGAGATCTGGGACGGATGGGTAAAAACAGGAAAGGTCAAGGGCTTCAGCATTGAGGGATACTTTGTAGACAAGATGAACTTCAACAATCAGGAGTTGGAACGCATCGAAGAGCAAGAGGCGGCCTTACTCCTGTCGCAGATCGTGGGGATCATCAAGAGAGACGGCAGAAAGAAATCAGGAAACCGCACAGAGTTAGAGTCATACTCTGACTACCCATCCGGAGTCCGGAATAACGCAAAGCGAGGCATTGAGCTGAATGAGAAAAACGGAAACAAGTGTGCTACCCCTGTCGGAAAGGTCAGAGCGCAGCAATTGGCTCAAGGCAAGCCCATCAGCGTAGAGACCATCAAGCGGATGCATTCGTACCTGTCAAGAGCCGAAGAGTATTACGATGAAGGAGACACGAAAGCATGCGGCACGATCAGTTATTTACTATGGGGAGGTCTTGCAGGTAAACGCTGGGCAGCATCCAAATTGAAAGAATTAGGAGAACTATGAGTACAAGAAAGAACACGGCAATCAAGGTACAGACGGACGTTATCAGTGATGCGGAGCGTTTGACTTATGCCATTGAAGAGGGCTCAATAGTTCAAACCGAAACGGGCTATTGGATTGTGCGTTCTGGTGAATGGGTAAACCTAAATACAAGCAACGCACAAGGGCTTGGTTGGGTGCGTTGGGATGATGGTCAATATACATCAAGCAACAAGCTGACGTTCGCTGATGGAGTAGCTGCTTTGCTGCCCAACAACGGAGCAACAATCACCTCATACCTCAATACGCCTGCTGACCTGTACAACCCCACCACAGGGCGTGTGTATGGAATCGCAGAGAATGACACCTACATCGCCACCATCGTATTCAAAGCGAGCGCAGCAAACGCCCAACAAACGTACGCAGAGCTGCGCCTTGAAGGTGGCAACGGAACGCCCTACGAGCGTTTGGCAGCAACAATCGCATTCCCACGAGGCAACGATGTAGAGCATCCGTTTCACAACGTATTCCAATATTACGTTGATGAGGACTTTTTGACCAACGGAAACTATTGGCAGTTGACCGCAGTAGGCGGAGCAGTCCTTGTGTGGGATATTATATTTTTCATTCAGAGAACCCAATCACGATGATCAGAAGACAAAGACTTCCGGTAGCATCACCAAGAGGGGGTAACCGAGGATGCTTGTGCAAGGACAATAAGTATTCCAGAGCATGTTGCGATGGATCACTGCCTGCTCAGGGCGTTGGATCTCTGGTTGGTCAAGGGATCAGCGTCCGGATCAGAGGCGAGGAATGGCAAACCATCAACACACGATGGGAGGCCACGAACACGTTGTGGCAGGACTTGTAAAAATGTAACAAATCAACTAACCCTTTTTATTTACTTAGATATGAAAGCAAATAATATCCTAAACCGAATCCTTGCTGAACTCGCTTCCGTTCGTGAAGTGAAGTTTGAGCAAATGACGCTTGAGAACGGAGCCGTTCTTGAAGCTGAAGCATTTGAGTCAGGCAACGAGGTTTTTGTCATTAGTGGCGAAGATCGTGTACCTGCTCCCGTGGGTGAACACTTGCTCGGAGACGGCCGCATTCTTGTGGTTAGCGAAGAGGGAGTAATTGCCGAGATTAAAGAGGCCGGTGCTGAAGAGGAAGCAAAGGTTGAAGTAGAGGTTGAGGCCTCTGCCGAAGAGCCTGCTACCGAACTCGCAGAGGTCGAAGTAAAAGAGGAAATGCCTGCTGCTGATTTGGCTGATGCGATTGCTAAGGTGATCGAAGAGGTTGCAATGATGCGTGAGGAAATGAAAGCAATGCGTGAGGAAATGGGTGGATACGCTAAGAAAGAGGAAATGGCTGCCGTAGAGCAGAAATTCTCTTCACAGAGCGCTGCCAAGCCCATTAAACACAACCCCGAAACAAAGCAAGTCAACAAGGTAGAATTTAACCGCCCCGCAAAGGCGATTGACCGAGTCCTTGCACGTCTTAACAACTAATCAATTCAGAAAATGGCTACGACCACTTCAATCACTACCAACTACGCTGGTCAGTTTGCAAGCAAGTACATCAGTGCTGCTCTGCTTTCTGCCGACACGCTCGACAAAGGACTCGTTGAGATCCTGCCGAACGTAAACTTCAAGACTACCCTGCAGAAGGTTAACACGGATGACATCGTAAAGGATGCAACGTGCGACTTCACTGCTACGTCTACCCTGACCCTCACCGACCGAGTTCTGGAGGTTGAGCCGTTTCAGGTTAACCTGCAACTCTGCAAGAAGGACTACTACGATTCATGGATCGGTGGCCAGATGGGCTTCTCTGCCTACGACAGCATCCCGGCTTCGTTCGCTGACTTCTTGATCGCTCACGTTGCTGCCAAGACTGCCCAAAAGATTGAGCAGAACATTTGGAATGGCAATGCTGCTTCAGCAGGTGAGTTCAGCGGCTTCCTGTCTTTGATGACTGCTGACTCTGACGTAGTTGACGTAACCGCTACCACGGTAACGGCTGCCAACGTTATTGACGAGCTTGGCAAGGTAATGGACGCTATTCCTGCTGCCCTTTACGGCAAGGAGGATCTGACCATCTACGTTCCGCAAAACGTTGCTAAGGCATACGTTCGTGCTTTGGGTGGTTTCGGTGCTTCAGGTCTGGGTGCTAATGGTGTTGACAACAAGGGTACCATGTGGTACGGCTCTGAGCCGTTGTTCTTTGATGGTGTTCGTGTTGCTATGGTCAACGGATTGCCTTCGAACAAGATGGTTGCTGCTCAATCGAGCAACCTGTACTTCGGCACCGGTCTGTTGAACGAGCGCAACGAGGTTCGTGTCCTTGACATGGCTGACCTCGATGGATCGGACAACATCCGTGTGATCTTGCGTTTCTTCGCAGGTGTTCAGTACGGCATCGGTTCTGACGTAGTTCTCTACTCTTAATCCGAGCGAATAAGTTAAACCACGAGGGGGTGTGGGTTCTGCCCCGCCCCCTTTTTTAATTCAAACAAAACACAATGGCTTGCGATTTAACAAAAGGACGTGCGGTTCCGTGTAAAGACGTAGTAGGTGGCATCCGTGCCGTTTACTTCGTTGACTTCGGGGACTTTTCAAGCGTTACCCTCACGAACGATGAGGTAACGGACATCAGCGGAACTTTCTCTGCTTACCAATATGTGGTAAAGGGCAATAGCTCATTCGAGCAAGCGTTCAACTCAAGCCGTGAGAATGGTACTACCTTCTTTACGCAGACGTTGAACCTGACCTTGACCAAATTGACCAAAGAGGACAACAAGGAATTGAAGTTACTCGCCTACGGACGTCCGTATGTGGTGGTCGAGGACTACAATGGCAATGCTTTCCTTATGGGCAAGAACTACGGGGCTGAGGTTACCGGAGGTACTATTGTAACGGGTGCTGCTATGGGTGATCTGTCCGGGTACACGTTGACGATGGAAGCACAGGAACAACTGCCTGCTAACTTCATCTCTGGTGCTACGTTGAACAATCCGTTTGCCGGATGTTCAAGTGCTACGGATACGATCGTTGTAGGTACGAATTCCTAATCGTATATTAGTGGAAGCAAATCTTAACTGATTAGCTATTCAATTTGGAAGGGGGGCGTAAGCCCCCTTTTTCATTACAAAAAGTTCTGATGCGGTTATTTACTTGAGATGCATATACTCGAGGAATCAACAGACCCACAAGACATCGTGATCATACCCCGCAGTTTTCCTGCGAGCGTTACGATTGCCCTTGTGGATGAGTCAACGAATACCACGGCTACGCCTGCCGTATCAGCCACCTCTGCGAATGGTTTTATGACCCTTACAGGGACTTTTGATCTGGTGAACAACCGATTCTATGGGCTGAAGGTTTTTAATTCGGGAAATCTAATTTACAGAGACAGGGTTTTTGTAACTTCACAAACGAATTACCCGAAGTTCACGGTAAACGCTGGAGTATACACCGAGGAAACAACATACGACAATGACTACATCATCATCTAACGGAAGCAAGGTTCACGTTGTCAATCTATCCTCTTACACTACTCCGGTAGTTAAGGAGGTACAGGGCAAGGACTGGGTGGAGTACGGAGAGGACAACAATTACTTTCAATACCTGATTGACAGGTACAATGGATCACCTACCAACAACGCCCTGATCAATGGCGTGATCGACTTTATCTACGGCAAGGGTCTGGATGCTACGGATTCTGCTCGTAAACCAAGCGAGTATGCAGCGATGCGTGGTCTGTTGACCAAGGACACCGTCCGGAGAGCAGTTGCCGATTACAAGATGATGGGGCAATGTGCTTTCCAGATCATCTACTCGATGGATCACAATACGATCACGGAGGTACATCACCTTCCGGTCGAGACGTTGCGAGCAGAGCGTTGCAATGATGAGGGAGAGGTCGAAGGGTACTACTATGCCAAGTCATGGGAGGACGTTGCGAGCCGTAGAGAGCAGCCGGTGCGTATACCAGCATTTGGTACAAGCAAGGAAGGGATCGAGATCCTGTACGTAAAACCTTACCGAGCAGGATTCTATTACTACTCACCGGTCGATTACCAAGGAGGTCTGCCTTACGCAGAATTAGAAGAGGAGATTGCCAACTACCACATCAACAATGTGCAGAATGGCCTTGCTCCGAGCATGATGATCAACTTCAACAACGGAGTACCGAGTGAAGAGGAACGCAGGCAGATCGAGATGCAGATCGCCCAGAAGTTTAGCGGATCATCTAATGCCGGAAAATTCATCCTCGCATTCAACGACAATAAGGAGTTGGCTGCTACGATTGATCCGGTGCAGTTGTCGGATGCCCATAACCAATACCAATTCCTCTCTTCGGAGTCCACGCAGAAGCTGATGGTTGCTCACCGCATCACCTCACCGATGCTTTTGGGTATTAAGGACCAGTCAGGACTTGGAAACAATGCGGATGAGCTGAAGACGGCATCTGTCCTGTTTGACAATATCGTGATCCGACCGATGCAAGAGGTGATACTTGATGCATTGGAGAAGATCCTCTCTTACAATGACCTTCGACTGAACATCTACTTCAAGACCTTGCAACCTCTGGAGTTCACGCAGGACATCGAAACACCGATGGATGCAGAGACCCGTGAAGAGGAAACGGGAGTGAAGCTGAGTGCGGTCAATCTCGAAGAGCCGTGCTGGGATGGCTACGAGATGATCGGCTTTAAGATGAAGGACGGAAAGAGAGTGCCTAATTGCGTTCCGGTAGAAGCATCAGAGCATGAGATGGAAGCCATGTTTTTGGAGTTGGATGAATTGGGAGAAACGATTGATGAGGACGAGTGGGAACTCGTTGATGAGCGAGCCGTAGACTATGAGCAAGAGGATGCCCTCGACTCGATGCTAAAACTCGCTTATGTCGCTTCTGCTAAGCCCTATGAGCGTAGTGAGCAGGATATGGGACTATACAAAGTCCGTTACTCGTATGCTCCAAACCGAGCAGGTCAGGATTCGAGAGAGTTCTGCAAGAAAATGGTAGCAGCAAACAAGGTCTACCGGAAAGAGGACATCGAGGCAATGGGTAACAAAGCGGTGAATGCTGGCTTTGGACCCTATGGCACAAATACCTACTCGATCTGGTTTTACAAGGGTGGAGCTAATTGCCACCACTTTTGGATGAGGAAAACCTACTTTAGAAAGCGGAATCCGGATGGCACGTTTAAGACGGCACCGGATAGCAATGCTCAATTCGAGAGTAACGAGAAGCAGGTCAGCGTAAACCAAGCCAAGAAGGCAGGCGTACCTCTGGAGACCAACGATCCGCTTGTGGCGAAGCGACCGATCGACATGCCAAATAATGGATACTTAAACCCACGATAAGAGATGGCAACGGCTTTATGGATCAAGCGAGAGGATCTGGTGCGTAACACCGCTATTGGCGGTAATGTCGACACAGACAAGTTTATTCAGTTTATTAAGATTGCTCAGGAGATCCACATCCAAAACTACACCGGAACCAAGTTGTACGACAAGATCAGCAATGAGATCATTGCAGGAACCCTGTCCGGTACATACTTGACTCTGGTCAACACCTACCTTCAACCCATGCTCATACATTGGGCCATGGTGGAATATCTGCCGTTTGCGGCTTACACGATCGGCAACGGAGGGGTGTTCAAGCACAATTCGGAGAACTCTACTACGGCAGAGAAAGTAGAAGTCGACTATCTGGTGGGAAAGGCAAGAGACCTTGCTCAGTACTACACGGATCGTTTTATCACTTACATGAGTTACAACCAAGCGCAGTTTCCGGAATACTACCAGAATAGCAATTCGGATGTATTTCCAGATACTGATGCAAATTTCGCATCATGGGTACTTTAAAGAAAAAGGATACGTACAAACCGAAGCCGAGCAACATTGTCAAGCTAAAAAGTTATTTAGGAGAGAATGGGAATACAAGGCGATTGGGGACAAGGAGCAGCAAACAATGACATCTATTGGGGTCAGGCTGCTGCAACGAATAGTATCTCTTGGGGGTACGTTCAGCCGTTGTCCTATGGGCATCCTACAACTAACCTCTACGGAAGTTTTGAGCAAGACGTTTGGAACAATTGGGGAGAGGTATGGCAAACGATTGGAACAACTTGGAATAGTTAAATAAATGGGAACAACTTTAACGGGGACTACCCCACAGGACACCTACGATAGCCTTATTAAGGTTACGGATAACGGGCCGATTGGTGCTACCGCCAAATACTTGAGCGATGGATTGGGTAATGATTCAATTCTTGCTTTGTCAACGGCACGGGTTGGTGTCGGAACAACGGGGCCATCAGAAAACCTTCACGTTGTTGGTAATGTCTTGGCATCCGATAATTTTTATATTGGTAATTCTAACAAAAGATTTACGCAGAACGGGGACGATATTAGGTTTTGGAATAGAACTGCCAACGATATTGAGTTTTTAACTAACGATGTACAAAGACTTGTAGTTAAGGGCTCAGGAAACATAGGCATTGGCACGGATGCGCCTACTGATACCTTTGGATATGGCCGAGCGTTAGATATTCAGTCAGCAACGGGCGCAGCGGTTTATCTTCGTGATTCTGATGCACCTACTACCGATTATGGTTTTGTTGCATTTGATGGCGTTGATGATGGATTAAAAATCAACAACGAGGCAAGCGGTGGTTTTATCCGATTTAATACGGGCGGTAGCGAGCGAGCAAGAATCACGGCAAACGGCCTAACCTTCAACGGGGACACCGCAGCAGCCAACGCCCTTGATGACTACGAGGAGGGGACTTTTACTGCGACTATTACGGGGGGCACTTTTTCTTCTACGGATACGGGACGATACACTAAAATAGGACGGCAGGTTTATTGGTATTTAAGTCCTACAACCACTGCAATCACAGGAAGTTTAGTGATTAGCGGATTACCATTTACCAACGCTGATAGGAGTGCGTCTATTTTTGCCACCGTTCCACCTTCAGGCATTACCTATATTCCCGCTTTTCATAATTCATCATCCGCATCTTGCGATATAAATGTTAGCGGAACATATAGTGGTGGTGCAGTTTCTACCTATTTTGCAGGTGTATATTCAGTATAAAAAATAAAACTAAACAAAATGATTGAAGAAGTAATCTACATTTCGGCCTTCAACGTCAAACTTGACGGAACGATTGAAGTACGCAAGACCACCGATGTAACCAAAGATGGCGCAGTTATCGCCTCATCTTATTGGCGCACGGTGCTTCAGGTAAACGACCCCGCAGCCGATG